GAGTGTACAGGTTAAGATTCCTTATGAAACAGGTATGAATCCATATAGTGGACTGGTCGACTTGTTTGAAGCCAAAGGCATGCTCAAGAAAGAAGGTAACAGCCTAGTATACACAACTGCTGATGGCGAAATCATCAAGCAATTCCGCAAAGCATGGGAAAGAAACGAAAATCAGGGCCTCGACAAGGCTATGGAAGACATTTCTAAACATGGTGAAAAAACTGAATCTGGGATAACTACTACAGTTGAACCTGAAACGGAGAGCGTAGAATGAAAGAAGATTTAATTGCAGACCTTTGGACATCAATGGTAGAACATATTCCAGAAAAAGCAAGGAAAGATGTTGCCGCAGACTTTATCAACACTTTAGTCGATCATGGTATTAAAGATTCAATTCTAGATGGTTTACAGGGCATCGACCCGTATTTAGATCAAGCTATCGAATATGCCATTGATGGTAAAGAAATTGAAGAAGAATACGACGACTATGACGGGTACGAAGAGGACGAATGAACTGGTACGATAAAGTTTCAAAAGATATCAGTGCCATTCCGGATGCTGTGGCCTATTACGAAACCGAGTTACTTCAAGCAAAGTTTGATTGTAAGGTGTCTGGTAGTTTAGAAAAGATCTCGGCACAGATGCCAGGAATCGTTGAAAACCGATTTAACCAGTTACAAGAAATTGAAGGTATATTAGAATACCTCAACATCGAGCTTCGTAGATTGCGTAGCAGTCACTTTCGCAAATATCTCGAAAATTATCAAAGAGCACTAAGTTCTAGAGATTGCGAGAAATTTGTGGAAGGCGAAGCTGATGTTGTGGATTTTGAAAAGATTATCAATGACTTTGCTCTGTTAAGAAACAAGTGGTTAGGCATTATTAAAGCACTTGATATTAAACAATGGCAGGTTTCAAATATTGTCAAACTCCGCACAGCTGGACTCGAAGACGCCACTCTTTAAATCACCAATAATGTACGCAGATAAATATCTGCATGAAAACAATCGTATTAGTTACTGGCGGATTTGATCCTATACACTCCGGGCACATTTCTTACATAAATGCTGCAAAAAATCTCGGCGATATACTTGTAGTAGGAGTAAATTCCGATGATTGGTTGCGTAGAAAAAAGGGACAAGAATTTATGCCTAGTTCCGAACGCATCGATATCATTCAAAATCTTAAATCTGTAAATCATTGCATCCTATTTGATGACAGACAGAACCATGCCATTGAAGCTATTCGAAATGTCAAATTACTGTATCCCGGCGATCATATTATATTTGCTAACGGTGGCGATCGAACTGAAAACAATATTCCAGAAATGATCGAACCGGGTGTAGAATTCGTATTTGGGGTCGGTGGCGAGGATAAGAAAAATTCTAGTTCGTGGATTCTACAAGAATGGAAAGCTCCTAAGACACTACGACCTTGGGGATACTATCGTGTATTACACGAAGTTCCAGGCATGAAAGTTAAAGAACTCACAGTCAACCCTGGCAAAAGTCTAAGTATGCAACGTCATAAGCTACGTGCAGAATATTGGATTGTTAGTGAAGGCATTGCTGTAGTCAATAGTCATATGGCTGGCGGATATCATTTGCCGGCAAAAACTTTAAAGAAACATGAAGAATACAAAGTGCCGGTAGCCGATTGGCATCAATTAACCAACCCGTTCGACATCCCTGTTAAAATTGTAGAAATACAATATGGCGAACAATGTATTGAAGAGGATATAGAAAGAAAATGATTCCAATTTTTATCGGGTACGATCCCCGAGAAGCAATAGCATATCACGTGTGTGCTAATAGTATTATTCGCCACTCATCTGTTCCAGTAAGTTTTAATCCGTTAGCGTTAAACATATTAAAAGATTATAAAGAAGAACACACCGACGGTAGTAATCATTTTATCTATAGTCGCTTTCTTGTGCCTCATTTAATGGATTACAAAGGATGGGCAATTTTTATTGACGGCGATATGCTGCTTAGAGACGATATTGAAAAATTATGGGCCTTGCGTGATGATAGCAAAGCTGTTATGGTTGTTAAGCATGACTATAAAACTAAAATGAAAGAAAAATATCTTGGCGCAAAGAACGAAGACTATCCATGCAAGAATTGGTCTAGTGTTATCTTATGGAATTGTGCTCATCCGATGAATCTTGTTGTCACTCCTGAATTTGTAAGGACTGCACACGGTGCCAAAGTACATAGATTTACTTGGCTTGAAGATAAAGAAGTCGGTGAGTTACCCTTAGAATGGAACTGGCTACCAGATGAGTACGGCGCAAACCCCGATGCTAAGTTATTACATTACACGTTAGGTACACCCAGCTTTCATGAATTTGCTACCACTCCAATGGGCGACGAATGGCATCGCGAGCGCATCTATACAGAATATTGTCTACAGCACAATATTGATGAAAGTATCAAATGAACGATTGGTTATTTTTAAGTAAGGGAGACGAAGACGAATATATTAATATGTTTGCTACTGGCTGTGGCTCTCAAACACTTGACACAGATCTATTTGTCTACGAAGAATCTAAAAGACCGATAGTATTAAGAGGAATTCTGAAAAAGAAAATAATCCATAAATGTTGGGAAGATAACAGAACTTTCTACTATATGGATACAGGTTATTTTGGTAATGAGAGAACTACATCAAACCCCAACGGGTGGAAATATTGGCATCGTATCGTAAAGAACGATCTTCAACATGGAGAAATAATTCCTAGACCCGGCGATCGATTTAACGGATTTAATAAAAAATTCAATCCGTGGAAAAAGAATGGTAGAAAAATATTAATCGCTAAACCAGACGACAAACCCTGTAGATTTTACGGTGTTGATTTAGATCAGTGGGTTGAAAATACCGTAAATGAAATTAAAAAACATACCGATCGTCCTATAGTGGTACGAGAACGAGCACCTAAAAGAATAGATAGGGTGGCTAGAGATACACTTCAACAGGCCCTAGATGACGATGTTTTTGCATTGGTTACATTTAATTCAGTAGCGGCGGTAGAAAGTATTTTTCACGGTATTCCGGCGTTTACTCTTGCACCTTCAAACGCAGCAAGCCCTGTATCTTCGAAGGATCTAACTAAAATTGAAAATCCGTATTATCCCGATATAGACAAATTATACGCATGGGGTTGCCATTTAGCCTATGGTCAATTTCATATTTCCGAACTTAAAAATGGCAAGGCCAGAGAACTACTACTACGATGAAAGAACTATCTTTAGAACAGTCCTTAGTAAAGGGCTCAAACAATTTTTGCACTGTTGATATCAACGAAATTACCAAGCCAATGGTTGTACGGGGCGTGACCAGCAAAAGCGAAATAGTCGATTGTCAAAAAAATAACAGAGATTTTTATTACATAGACACAGGATATATTGGTAATTTTCCTAGTCCAGGAAATACTTCAGGTAAAAAGATTTGGCACAGAATTGTGAAAAATGATCTACAACACAGTGTTGCCAAAGACCTTCCAAAAGATAGGTGGGAGCAATTACTAAAACAAGATCCTCGTTTATCATGGCAAGGCTGGAAATCTTTTAATCAAAAAATATTATTAGTATTACCTAATCCTAAAGCCTGTAGGTATTATGACATTGACTGCGATCAATGGATAAAAGAAACCACAGAGAAAATAAAAATGTATTCAGATCTTCCAATTGAGATTAGAGTAAAAGGATCGCGCAGTGAAAGAAATCATGGGTATTCTATTTACGAAGCATTCGACACAGGAGTGTATGCTACAGTATCATTTAATAGCATAGCATCATTGGAATCTGTGCTATACGGGATTCCAGCATTTGTTTCGGTACCCTGTGCTGCTTCTCCGCTAGCATCTACAGATCTTTCACAACTCAAAGATCCTTACAAACCCGAATTAGATTTAATAATTAAACAATGTAAAACATTGGCCTATGGACAATTTCGAGAAGACGAAATCCTAAATGGCACTGCATGGAAAATACTAAATGAAACTTCTTCTTAACGACAAAGAAATCGCTGCTTTCCTTATCGAATTATTAGATGTACGAGAATCGTGCAGCGATATAGAATTCACAGAACATAACATCTCAAG